TTGCGCTCTTCTTTAGGAAGTTTTAAGTATTTGTCTAGGATTTGTATAGCTTGTGTTCTGAATTCCTGAACTGTAGTAACAGGTACCAAGATCATACGTGATCCATCGATGCCACGGTCATCAATCATCTGTTTGGTGACTGCAGCTTCACTCTCAAAGTAAACTACACCAGCATCGGGGTTCTCTCTTAGGTAGTTCTGGACAATACCCATACAAAAGAAGGTCTTACCAGTACCAGATTCACCTGCTAAGGCAGTGATCTTATTGCTTGGAACACCTCCATAGATTGAACCACTACAGAGAGCATTAAAAATATAAGAACCAGTGTCAACGAAAGATTCAATATCTCCCACGCCACCTTCAGAAAGGAGACCAGCATATTCATTGTCAATTGTTTTTACTATTTCGTTTAAAAATGATGAAGTCATGAAAATAAAAATTCAAGGTTAGATACTCTCTCCGTTTCCCATCCTATCACGTTTGTGATGATTCGTAAAGGGTCAAGAAAAGATTTTTTAAATTGGGCATCATGATCTATACTCTTCTCCAAGTCCAACTCCCTAGGGAAGGTGTTAAGGAAAGAGATAACGTTCTCATTCATTTTGTTTGGAACTCTTAAGTACAGATACTTGATCTTCTCACCCTCTTGAACTAACGGATATTTGAATTCGAGTTTGTTTTTTGCGATATAAAAATTATAAAGCAAAGTTCCACGAACATGTAGAGGGCATCCCTTTGAATACACGGTTCCTGACGCTTTGAATTTGCGTAAGCCATTAACTGACCTCGGAAATGCTATGTCTTCAGGTGGTAATGAGTCAAACTCATTCCTGAAGGTATCTATAAAGGAAATAAGTTCGTCTTCTGTACCCGTCACCATGAGTTTTAATGCTTTTTTAATAGCAGTACGACATGGCATAGGAGTAGAAGACTTCACTGCCTCTAGACCCATGATCTTAAGTTTAGGTTCATTATATCTGACACCCTCACTGTCCCATACGTTAAGAATATACCTCTTCTTGGCAGTCCATATGCCACTAGAAGCAATGTTCTCACGCTTCATGAACATCTTCTGATCGTATGCGTTTACGTAGTCGGCCAGTTCTTGGTAGCAACTTTCAATATAAGGTTCAAGTTCCACCTCACAGACCTTATCAAGGAACGTGACAACGCTTTCATCAGTTTTCTCTCTGCCCTTGTATACAGTCTCGACCAAAGGCCCCATATTAAGATAAATGGAATCAGTATCTGAAGCAATAACATAATCAACCTCCTCTGTTTTTAATACTCTATTAAGATACTCGTTTACTTTGTTTTCAATCCAACGGATGCTAAACTGCCCACCGTAAGTAATCGCCTCAGCATTGCGTAGGTTGTAATATCTAAAGTACTGATTTCCGATGGCACCATAAGCCGAATTGAGTTGGATCTTTCGAGCCATTTGGATGTTATTGAATTTACTAATATCCTTTTGTAGCTGAGCAGTGGGACTTTTTTCATAATCCCTCTTTGCCTGAAGCATTTTCTTCTTATATAACGTGCGTTCATCATAGATCTTCTGCATTATTTCTGGAAGAAATCCATGGATGTCCTTCCTATACTGTGCACCATTAGGTGCTACACAAAACTCACCATCAATAACAACCTCTTTCTTTAGAAGCCTTTCAACGCTCGCGCTGGCATGTCTAGTCTCCCAGAGGGTCTCTGGTGAGATGTTATATTGCATAATAAGGTGAGGGTAAAGGCTATTGAGGTCAAAATTAACAACCCAATCATAGCGTCCTGGTTTCGGTTCCTTGACATAAGCCCCTTCATACTTCTCGTTTTTGTCTGATCGTTTTGCTGGTGGTACAACAAGATTTTTGTTCTTTAGAAAATTATATATGATAGTATCCCACATGCGTACTTGGAAATACACATCTCTTATGTTGACTTTAGCATCATATGCTAGAGCAACAGCAAGTTCTATCAACTTCATCTTATCTTCAAGACGAACTACCAGTTCCACGTCCTTGATGTTGTAATCAATGAACTTCTGCCAGTCCTTCGTGTAGAAATCTTTGAAGTTTTCAAACTCACTGTGGTCTAACTTCTTCTCTCCTAGTTCAACAAAGGCAATATGGTCTAACCTATATGATTCTTGATTGGTATAAGTAAACTTCTTATACAAGTCAAGATAGTCTACCACATTAATACCAAACATGTTGTATATAATCTGTTGGCGACCTTTGATCTCCATCTCTTCACGATGAACAATGCCCCATGGAGACATCTGCTTCATCTCCTTCTCACCAAACAACCGTTCCATACGTCCGCAGATATATGGTACGTCATACAGTTCTACATTCCACCCCGTGAGAATATCTGGGAAATTAGTAGTCCAATAGTGAAGAAAACCACGGAGCAAATGTTCCTCGCTGTCACATAAGATATATTCAACGTCCTTGCGATCCGTCCTATAAGGTTTGGTACCCCATACTTTGATCTTACGGCTGATATAGTCCTGGACTGTAATGCTGAGAAGAGGTTCCGCGCATTCCTGCACGTTAGGAAAGCCATTTTCACATGCCACCTCGATATCAAGAGATGTAACCTTAAGACTCTTAAGGTCATAGTCAACTTCTGCTGGAAACTCTTTTGATATGAATTGGTAGAGATATCTGTCATACCCATGCACCTCAAAATTGTCTATGTCTTTGTACTTGTCTCTAAATGCCCTAGCTTCTCTTATTGATTCAAACTTGATAGGCTTTGCGTATCTACCATCAAGTGTCCTATGTTTAGTCTTCTTATCAGTAACGACAAAAAGGGTCGGAGAGAACTTGAACTTTCTCTGGATACGTTGTCCGTTCTCGTATCCAAGATAAAGCAGGTTATCCCCGACCATCTGAACATTTGTATAGAAACTCATTCTTTAGTAACTAACTCGTACTTATTACGGATGGTCTCCGTAGGTTCTACTATTGTAGCAAGAGTTTCGGAATAAAGCAATACGTCTGTGTCAGTTGTCCAACTGGGCCATGGTTCTAGTGTACCATCATCCTTGATTAGGTACGGATGCTGTAGGTGGCAATTCGGTTCCTCCTCCAGTTGTTCCACTTGACTGATCAGGTGTATCCCCGACCTCAAGATCACTACCATCACTTCCATCTTCATCCTCCAATAATTTTTCTGCGTCAGCAAATAGCTGTTCCATATCAACGTCAGCATCCTTACCAGCAATCATATCTTCATGCCTTTGGAAGCTCTTATCATAGTTCTCTTCTTGTATAGCAGCGAGATACTGCTCAGTTATAGCATCCAGTGGATCATATGCTGTAAGAACATGATGACCTGGTAAATAGAAATCTCTATCCTTACTCAAAGGTGCCCATGGAAACCATGATACTTGATAACCCTTCTCTTGATTGATAACAATACCAGTATCATTAGACACAATATCCAATCTAAAAGGTTTATGTAAATGAAATCCTATAGGATCCTTAGTATCAGGATCAGTTATCTCCTTTACCTCAGTAATAACTTCCTCACCAGATTTTAATAATAAAAGTTTTACACTCATGCTACACTACCGCCCATCTTCTGTACATTAGTAATGTATGTATCACGAAGTGTTGGGACTGGTTCTAGTATGGTAACAACCATGTTATGATTGACTGGGATTCTAGTCTCTGGTGTAAGAGGACACCATGGTGAGTAATTAACTCTTACTTCTGGATCTTCTACAATACCTGTACCATCCAATTGGGGTTGTTTATACTCAACCTTATAAGGATAGTTCATAATATATGCTTGACGAGCACCACTATCCTTATCTACAGCTTCCTGTAAATCGCAGATAACATTATCACCATTGAACATGATGACAACCTTTACTCTATCGCTATTGACTATGGCACCCTTAGTCTCTTTAGGAGTTACATTTATAGGTTCCTTCTTCTTGGCCATGCTTTTAGGTTAGTTAGTTAATATTATAATAGGGAGATCAACATTTGTCAATCCCCCTATGTATGTTAGATGTAGTCCTTACGTGTGTGATGATCAGGAACTATTTTTCCTAGTCGTACCACAAGTAATCCGTCGCTGAATTCAACCTCTCGTACTTCGGTATCATCTGAGATTGTCCAGACCCTATCGAAAGACCTGTTGGCCAATCCTTTATGTCTAAACGTTCCAGCATCCTCTGATTCTTCTTTCTTGCCTTGTACATGTAGTTTTCCAAACTCCGTATAGACGGATACTTCATCTTTCTTAAACCCCGCAAGGGCGACTTCAAGTCTCGATTCGACATTACTTACTTCAACTATATTATATGGTGGGTAGTTTGAAGAGGTGTCTACACCGTCCCAGAATCTGTTGAGGTATTCATCCATTCCGATGCTGTTCCTACTTATCCTTTCCATTAATTCTGGAAGGTTGGCAGCATGAAATCTTGCTAGATTAGTCATCTTAGTAGCTCCTTATTAAGCGAGTTTGTGTTGTGTGATCCCCGAAGGCAATCACTACTATTTAAACACAACTGCTCAAATAAGTCAGTGTTGAATACCGTCAAAACTGATTCGGTTAATCCTCTTTCTTCTTACCGATGTTATACTTACTCTCTAAAGTCCAATCACCCTTCTCTTTATAAGCGAGAACTTTAATCTGACTTAATGGTGCTACATCAGCAATAGTTTCCTTAGCGTTAATGGATACAAGACCCCAATCACTAAGCAATTGAACAATGCGATTTCTACGTTGAACATCATTCAAACTTAAGTTTGCTTTCTTACCATCGAGAGCAAACAATTCTTTAAAGTGTACTATAAAGTATCTACCCTGCTTGTGCAGTATATGACATGACTGATATAGTTTCTTTTCTTTTCTAGAAGCTACACCAATACGTGTCAATGTTTCTCTTACCTTAAGGAAGTCATCTGGTTCTTTCAAACCAACTTCCACCATACTGTCAGCAGTCCACTTAACCTCTTCTGAGACCGAGTTCATCTCTTTCCTCCCATGTCATGTTTATGTCGTAATGATTCAATTTGGGTTTTGGTGAGAAGAGTTAATGCGACCTTCGCTTTTTCGTTACTATATCCATAGTGTTTTTTGATCAGATCCAGATCTTCGATCTGTTCTTTCTTCAACCAAGGAGAAAACCTTTTCCGTTTTCTCAATGTATTTAGCAAGAAAGAGTATTGCATATCAGGATCAAGATGAGCATTTAGATTCATCTCATTAGAAAATAAAATGCTATCAATATTACCAGACAAACATCTATTAACGATATAAGCAGGGTAAGAAGATATCGCATCAGGGTCATCATGAGTGAGATCCTGCTTATTGTAATTGATTGAATTGAGCCAATCCTTAAGTTCATACTTCATTAGAAAGTCCTGATAGGTCCAACCACACCAGTCTCATTATTATTAATTCTATAGATCTGAGTACGACCAGTCTTCATCTGACAATGGACTTCGCCACCTTGAATGATTGCAGACACAATACTCTGTCCACCGAAATTTGACAACACACCTTTACGTGTGTGATATAACTGTGCACTACCACTTGGCAGTACACGAACCCCCAAACTTCCCATAATTTGTTAATACTAATTCACGACGTTTTGTTTGATCCTTCATGTAGTC